AATAGGTGATACTATGAGATTTATGGCACTCATAGGCTTCAGTCTTTATTTATTCACTGAGGCGGTAACCTTTGGGTCTTTTTGGCATTTTACCAATAAACTCAATGGCTTTTAAACTTTCAAAATTTATGTCGTCCCTATTGGTTGGCTTCCTGTCCCTAGATTTATACCTTTTACAGTATTCTGGGGGAAAGTCCAACGTTCTGGTTTTAAAGAAATTCTGGATTTCTTCGATTTCAATCATTGATAAGTCAAAGCACATTGATAACTCTATCAAACAGAGATTGTAATCTGTCTTAAGAGTGTGTTTACCGTACCTAAATGCATTATAAGCCCCGTAAGATGTCTTTTCGAGGATTTTTGTATTGACCTTAAGGTTAGATTTATTGCAAGTTTGTAAAAATTTAGCTATATCGGAATAGATTGGTAGATCCATATAGACTACTTCATACATGTAACCCAAGCTAGAATAATATGAGTCAAGATGTTGATTGAACTCAGGGTTTATCATGTATGGTATGCTGTTCAATAGTTTGTTTATATTTTGAACTTGATAAAACACTCCAGGTGTTATCTGTATGAATTTTGATGAACAAAACTCAACATCATGGTAATCAGTTCTAGTGATAAGCTTTGCGGAAAACCCAAAATGCTCAAAAGTATTAACATACTTTTGGTTTCTTGGAGTTCTAATAATTCCGTCATCACCATCACACAAGAACTTGTCAGACCATGGGAAGTTGTTATACTTCTCAAAATATTTGCAAGCTAATGCATTTAAAATACAATTCTGCAAGCCGGTGAACATTTCACCAGACGCTAACATTCCAAAGAACTTTATCTTCAATCCTCTAAGTGTTTCACCGTTTTTATGGTGAGATAGCTCGTACAAATCCATAATGAATTGGTCTCCAGGATATAAGACACTGAAGATCTTCTTCATTGTTTGATCTAACAATGGAACACGTTGAGTAGACTCAAACTTGGAGAAATCATTCTCAGTTATGTCTTCATTTTGTTCCCAAACATTGCTAAACTTAGAGCCTCTTTCTGCGAAATCGCATCCTTTGGCAATGTATGGCAATTTGGTTAACGCATGCTCAACTGGTATAGTGTACAAGGCTATTAGGGTGTTGAATTTTGGGTTCCTTGAAAATACGCACCTGGGAGGCTTGTCTTCAAAGTACTTTTCATTTTTTACAAATGGAGAGCAACTAGCATCTTTTCTGATGTCAAAGCCATCCTCAAGCAGTTCTTTAACTGCTTTCAGGTACCTTTCTCCTAGTGCTCCCTTCTTGCCTTCCATGAACTCGTCATAGGTTAATTTAGCGTCGAAATGTGGTCTTAAATCGTGTATCAACTCGTCGACGCATTTTGCGAGGAGTTCACGATTGAGGTTTAGCGGTGGTGTTGACTTCAGATATCGATTCCTTAATGAAACCTCTTCATTGCCTGCGCAGCTAGCGAAGACAATTGGTTCCACCTGGTTCCGAAAATCGTAGTCAAATGCTCGTATATAATCCGTACTCTTACACATCTCTCGCTTGTAAGACAGATGGCCACATCGTAGACTGCAGCACTTCCATCTTGCGATAGGTTCGAGTTGTGT